ACATATTCGTCTATAATTTTGGAGCCCCACCCCAGAATCGAACTGAGATCAGATGATTACAAGTCAACTGTAATAGCCATTATACTAGAAGGGCAAAATCTTTATGCTAATAAATCTTTAACTAATTTACTAGCAATTGTACCATCATATCTACCTAAATATTCCGATTTTAATTTACCCATAATTACTCCCATTGATTTAGGAGATTTTTCAGGTAATTCAGAAATTAAATTATTTATAATTTCTGTTAATTGAATATCAGTTAGTAGTTCAGGTAAGTATTTATTATAAAGTGAAATTTCAAAATCTAAAAATTCGTTAGAACCTTTAATTTTAATAATTTCTTCAACACCAACTTTAAATTTTCTGATTACAGCAAGAACTTCTTCGTTGGTGGATTCACAATTACGTTTTGTTTTACCCACCATAGCTGCTTCAGAATAAAGAGTTGTCAATAAAGTCAACAACCTAGCATCTTTATTACGTCTAGCCGCATCTAAATCATTTCTAATTATACTCAATAAACTCATAATATTCTCTAAGGTTTAACCCAAAACCAGCAATCATGATATGTTATTCGTAAATTTTGATTAATATCGATACCTTGTTCTTGCATAAATTCAAAAACAGCACGTTGAACTTCTTGTTTATGCCAAGAAAAATCGTGACCAGCAAAAATACCACCAGATTTCACTTTACTATAATAATTTCTAATATCTCTATTAACAGCTTCATAACTATGATCACCATCAATAAAAATATAGTCTAACGAGTTATTTGGAATTTTATCTACAGCATCTACAGCTGTCTCATTAATAAACTCAACTCTATCATTAAATGGCGCAATATTTTCTAAAAAAACTGCTTTAATTTTGTCGCAATGATCTTGCGACACAAAATTAGTTGGCCCATCTTGATATTCAATATAAGGATCAATAGTGTACAATTTAGATAAATTTGGTAAATTTTCTAAAAAATAAACTACATTCGTACCAGCATAACATCCAACTTCACAGCCAATTAAATTTTCTCCATGACATCTTAATAAAGGTATTAAACCAATAGCAGAAGTCCAAGGAATTGGCCAGTGCCCCTTTTCTTTTAAAACAGGTACACTATCAAATAAACTAATTTCCATAACATTCCCTTCAATAAAATTTGGCTAAGTATGCGAGAGTCGAACTCGCGATACTGCCGTGCAAGGGCAGCGTTATACCCCCACTTAACTAATTCCCCGAAAAATTGGTACGGATGGACAGACTCGAACTATCACTTGATAGATTTTAAGTCTATTGCCTCTGCCTATTGGGCCACACCCGCATTACTAATAAAATTTGGTGGGTAAGGTAGGAATCGAACCTACTCAGCCAGTGGCGCGGGATTTACAGTCCCGTGTGACTCTCCAACTTCACCGCTTACCCTTAATTCAAACTATACATCTATTTTACTATAGAATTACTATTTAGTCAAGCACTTTTTTACAATTCACCAAGATAGTTTGCCACAGCTGGTAAGTTACCTTGGAACATGTAAGTTCCAACATGAATAGTGTTAACCCAAGGAGCCATCCATACCTCAAGACCAACTTTTCTACATTGTTGACAAAAATGGTAATCTTCACTTAAAACACGATTAGATTCTTCATCAATTTCAACATTAAAATATGAATGAATTTTTCTATCACCACCAAAATGTTCTGTTCCAACATGGTCTGGGGTATATTCGTATTGAGGATACGATTCTTTAAATTTAGCGAACGTTTCTCGTTTTGTCATCATCATACCAGTTCCAATCTCAAGAACTTGTAGAGGTTCTGTTACATTAAAATGTGTCGTTCCAGCAACAGGATTAAAAACAATATCCCCTCCTAATCTATCCAATTCCCCAGCAGAAATATTTGGATTTTTGATAACCGCCTTTTTAATATTTTCCCATTTAATTGTTTTTTTCGGGTAAGGAGCACCCATAATATCTTTGTCAATTGCCAACATAGCAATAACATCAATAGCATTAAACCCAATATCTGCGTCAATAAACATTAAGTGGCTGCAATCTGAACGTAGAAATTCGTCTACAAGATAATTTCTAGCTCGTTGAATTAAACTTTCATTAAATAAAAACGAAAATTTAACATCAACTCCATATTGAAGACCAAGAGATTGAAGATCTAAACAAGATTTCATATAGGTTCCCAAACAACTACCACCGTACATTGGAGTTGCAACAAATAATTTTTTACCTTCTAACGTTTCTTTTGTTAATTTAATTTCCATACTATACCTTTCTTTATTAATTATTTTAAAAATATTCTGCTTCTTTTAACGATTTACCTAATAAATCTTTTTTCGACACAATCACATTACTATGTATATCTAAATTTATATCTGGATCATTATACCAAATTGATCTATCTAAAAAATTGCCATAATTATTTCTCTGTGCGAATATTTGATCTAACAAATCGTTTAACTTTTTTATTTAACGATTTTTGTTTTCTCTCGAGGTTAAATTTAGAAACTTTTGTTTTAAAATCTATACCATTTAATCTATCTACATTTTGTTGTATAATCCTTGATGTTAACCCGCCAAATTGCACTAATTTAGTTTCACCAATATAATCTTGATATTGAACCACAATATCTTTTGGACGTTTAATATGCAATTGCAAACCCATATTACTAATATCAAGTTCAGGTAAAATAATATTACCTCCAGATACACTAATTATAACAGGATTAAAAAAAGCTACATATTCTTCACCACTTCCTGCAATAAAAACTCTATACGGCAATCCTACTTGATTTGCAGCAACACCAAATATGTTATGTAATTTTGCAGTTTCAATTAATCTTGAAGAAATATCAGCTGTATCTAAATTAGGATTACCAAAATCAAAATTTTCAAGTTTTGTTGTTAAAATAGGATCAGTTTGAGATACCAAATCATAAGGTTTAAATTTTAGTTCTATTGGAGTATATACAGAAGTTAACTCATTTGTATTATATATAAATTCTTGGCTCATTGTATAACCTTCATTTTAGAGAAATTTTTAAGTTTTTCAAATTTTAAAACTGTATCAAATTTATCGGAAACTTGATCAGATTTATGACTAATAACAAAAATATTTGTATTTTTATCTACTGATGATAATAAATTCATAAACACATCAGTTCCAGTAGTATCTAGAGATCCATCCATAATTTCGTCAAGAATTAACAAATTAGTGTTTACAGAATTTTTTAATCTAGCTAATTGTCTAAAAGAAAATAGAATAGCTAAATCTAATCTGGTTTTTTCTCCTTCAGAAAAATTAGCGTAAGTAAATTCGTCCCGATGTCTTGATTTAATTAACTCTTCAAAATTTTCGTTAATATTAAAATTAACAAAAAAATCTAATTGAGTTAGATATTGATTTATATATTTGTTAAGAATTGGTAAGTATTGTTTAATAATTCTAGTTTTGATACCGCCATCTTTTAACATTACAGATATAAAATCGTAATAACTTTTTTTATTTATATATTCTTCATATCTTTCAACGTAAACGTCTAAACTATCAACTAGTCCTTGAAGAGTATCTGAATCCGTTTCATTAACACTAACTGGATTTTGTATAGAATGAATTTCCTCAGAAACTAATTTTATATATTTTTGTGCTGAACGAATATTTGAATTTTTATCTAAAATAATACTATTATTATTAGCAATTTTATTATTAATTTGTTTTATTTCAGATAATCTTTGCTTTCCAGCATTGTATTCATCAATTAATTTTTGCTCGCCAAGTTCCAATTCTTGTAATTTTAAACTATTAGTAGATATAGTTTGCAGTTTAAAAGTTTCGTTAATTGTTTGTTTGCATGTTGGGCAATTATCATTATCATGATAAAATTCATTTTCTTTTTTTATTTTAGAGATACTACCTTTTAACTTTACGCTAATGTTAGATAATTTTGTCTGTTTACTTTCTAGGGAATCTAGATCAGAAATTTGAGCAGTTAAATTTGCATTTTCTTTTAACAATTCTTGAACAGTTTTTTGTAACTCTTCAACTTCAACAAAAGTATTTGCAATAATTTCTTGTTTTCTTAAAATTAATTGCTCAGAAACAGTTTTATTTTGTTTAATATTTTGTTTTTGAAGTTCAATTTTATCTTTAAACAATTCGATATTATATTTGCAATCTTGAACTGCATCTTTTATACTAGACAATTTATCTTTAACTATAGAATTCATATTAGAGAAAATTTGAATATCTAATAAATCCTCGATAACTGAGCGTCTATCACTAGCCGATAATTGCATAAAAGGAGTATATCTAGCAGAACCCAATATCACCACCTGAGTAAAAGATTTATAGCTCATTTTGAGGATATAACGTTCTAATTGCTCTTGGTAATCTTTTACTTTTGCGTCTTGTTTAACTAATACATCATTACAATACACCTCAAAAATATTAGGTTTTATTCCACGAATAATTTTATAATTATTAACCCCAATAGAAAATTCTATTTCAGTAACTAATTCTGATTTGTTTATGGAGTTTAACAAACCATTTTTATTAATTTTTCTAAAAGGTTTTCCATATAAAGCAAATGTAATTGCATCTATAGCACAAGATTTTCCATTACCATTTTTTCCACATAATAATGTTGTGTTATGAGTATTAAGAGAAATTTCTGTAAATGCATTACCATAAGATAAAAAATTTTTAAACCTAACTTTTTTAAAAATTACCATTATTCAACCTGCATAGCTTCATTATATAAATTAAACATCATAGTTTTTAACCTAATTTTATCTAATTCTTGGTGATTTATACTATCAATATATTTGTATGTTATAGTTAACGTATCATCAGTTTCGTCAATATCTTCTACAATTTCAAGATCAATAATTTCTTCAATTATCGAAACATCAATTGGAGAATATTGATAAACTTGATCAATAAATAAATCAAATAAATAAGGATTAGTTTTATTTTTTATCTGAATTTTTACATATTTATCAACAATACTGTGTTTAAGAAATTGTTTATCCAAATAAACTGACTGTATCACATCAGGTTCACCAGAATCATCATATAACACTTTAGAAAAAATAGAATATGGATTTTCAATAGTTTCTAGAGTTCTAGTTTCTAAATCATAAACTCTAAATCCTTTTTGATCATCAAAATCCTGCCAAGTTATTTCATAAGGTGTTCCGATATATTCAATATTACCACGTTTTGATGCGTGATGATAATGACCTGACAATACTCGTTCATAATTTGAAAACGTCGCAGCAGATAATCCATGTTCAGACAAAATACTGTTTTGATACATTTTAAACCCTTCTACCTCAAAATGACCTACGCACATATGAGAAGTATCATTTTTTATGAAATCCAAACACTCAGTATAATTTTCTTTACAAATCCAGGGGATAACTGAAATATCAAATATTTTTAATTGAGTTGGTTTTTTTATTACAGTAACATTTTTAAATTGTTTTAAAAATAATTCACTAGAACTAACTGATAAAGATTCTCGATAATAGAGATCGTGATTACCCAACAAAGTAATCAATTCTATATCCAATTCATCAAACCTAGAAAAAAAATATCTCTTTGCTTCATCTAAAGTATAATGATTACTGTATTTTCTACGATCAAAAATATCACCTAATTGTATTACAGTTTTGATATTATTTTCTATAAGATAAGGAAAAAATATATTAGTATAGAATTTATCAAAAAATTCATGAAAATGTTGACTGTCGCATCTAGCACCTAGATGCGCGTCCCCTAGAAAAACTATTTGCATTCTTCACCTATAAAATTTTCAACACCAAAAAGTTTTTTGTTTTTGGGTTTTATTGGTTTCGACGATTTTTTAAATTCAGTTTGTTCAAATTTTTGAATAAAATCGTACATATTTTCATAAACTTCCAATTGTTTAATCTGACCATCACCCAATTCTAACAATTCAGCTTCATCAAGAATACCAAAATTTTCTGTGGCTTTATATTTTATATATTGTTGTTTTTTTTCTTTTTGGATTCTACGCACAAAACACCACCAAAGAATTTGCGTAAAATAAGCAAAAGGATTTTTAGTTTTTTCAGTGTCAAAATTTCTAAAATATGTTAGACAATTTTCTATACCATCAGCAATCATTTCGTCTTTATACGAGTAACCAAAAAAATTAGGTCTACGTGCTAACCCCTCAGCTAATTTTATAAAACATTCACCAATATAATTTGGAATCCTTGGTTCAGGTTTCCCTGAATTTGCAGCAACAATACATTCTTCTTTGTATTTTACAAGAGCATCACAAAAATCAGCATTATTAATATAGTTTTTAGGTATTTTTTTCTTTTTAGTTTTAACAGGGATTAAGTCTTCTTCAATATCAAGTATTGAATCTAAATCAATAGTTTCTTCTTTAGGTACAGCAAATTCAAATTTTAACTCTTCCATACGATACTCCATGTTTAATATAACTCTATTATACTATATTAAAGCTAAAAAAGCAAGTAATTAGTAATTTATTCGTAATATAATTTTAATATGTTGTATAATATGTCGTCAAGCACTTTTTGTTTAAGAAAAACAATAACTTATAAAAAAGTGCTTGACATAAAAGAAAATGTAAGGTAATATACTCATTAAGGGTTTTTGCTAGAACTTCGTCTAATACTTGTTCTAGACAAAAAATTGATTACAGATAAAGTTTCTGCGCAGCAGATCCCCGAAGTGCAACGAAGGGGATTAAATTAATGAATTGTTTCTCCATCTGGAACTATAGCATCTTCTATAGTTTGTTTGATTTTTTCTGATAATTCTGATCCAGGTTCTGCTTCATCTAATATTTCATCTAAATAACGATAACCAAAACTTTTAGATGCATAAGTAGTAAACAAAACATGATCCCTAGAAAAAGATACTTCCTGGATAGGAAAAGCTTCTTTAGGCATCCAGTCAACTACAATTAATTCTTCAACCCCCAACTCTACATCAATTGATGGATAAAATGTTTTAGGATGTTTAACTACAATAGTATTTTGTTTATAATCTTCAAAACAAAAAGCAATTAAATCTTCACCAGTTTTTAATCTAACGATTTTTATATCAAATATTTCTTTCATAAGGATTCCATATTAACATTAATTATTTTAAAATCAAACTTTTCTTCATTATATATTTTTACACGTTCGTAAAAATGAGTTAAAGTGTAATTTTGATGTTTTTTATATCTTAAATCATCAGCAAAATCATATAATACAGCTTTATTTTTATTTTCGTTTAACCTTAGAACACGACCAATTGCTTGAAGATTTCTAACTCTTGATTTGCTTGGACTAGCAAAAATAATATTATGTAAATTTTTAATATTAGTTCCAGTAGAAACTGTACCAACACTACCTATTAAAATAACATTATTTTGTGTTTCCATTGCTTTTCTAATAGATTCTCTTTCCTCAGCTTTTATATTTCCATGAATATAATAAATTTGTTTATCGGCTGCATATTTTGATTTAGAAATTAAATCGTACAATACATCTCCGTGTTTCTCAACATATTGATAGAGTAATAATGTATTACCTTTTAAACTAAGAACTAAATTTTTTATAAATTTATTTCTTTCTGGATTAGAAATTAAATATTCTAATTCTTGTGGATATTTTAATTTTTGTGTTAATTTGGTTAGGTGTTCTGGATATTTTAAAACTAAACATTTAATGGCTAATTCAGTGACCTGTTTTTTCTCCATTAATTCTTTAGTTGTAATTACTTTTTTAACTGGACCAAATAAACTTTCTAATTGAAGAGAATGTATTTTTTGTCCATTTAATGTACCTGTAACACCAACTCTATAATCAGCATTAACACATTTAGATATAATATCTGTTAACGATTTAGCTGCAGCTAAATGACATTCATCAGTTAATACAAAATCGAATTGTTCGAAATATGATTTATCTTTTATATTTTGTAATGATTGCCATGTACTAATATACAATGAATTGTGGGCTACTTTATCTTTACCTGCAAAGATAGTGTGAATTTCATTATGAGCATCCCAACCATTATGTGAAGAATAGTCTGCAAAATCTGATGTTAACTGATGACATAAACTTGTATTTGGAACTAATAACAACCCTTTTTTCTTTTTATTTTGAAGTAGATACCTAACTATAATATACAGAATGCAACTTTTCCCGCTGGAAGTTGGACTCAATAAAACTAATCTTTTATTGTTGAGAAAATTTAATATTCCATTAAATTGATAATCTCTAACTTCTATTTTATTGTTATTAGAATGTATATTTAATTCAGAAATAAATTTATGTAATTCTAAAGACTGGATCGGATTATATTTTTCAACATAATTATATTTAATAGAATATTCTCTGTCTGTACAAAATGCTTCAAGTTGATTTAATAAACCAATATAAAATTCAACATCACCATTTGGTAATATTTTTGCTAGACGAATTTTTCCGTCCCATAATCTGCTTTTGTATGCAGGCATAAATTTATAACCTGTAGCAAAAAATGCAAAATAATCATTTAATTCTTGCGCAATACTTTTATTGCATTTTAAAATAGCATATGTTTCATTATATTTTTCTACTTCAATTATCATTTAATTTCCTGATAAAATTGTTCAATTTTTGTGATAGTTTCTATTTCCATTAGCCACTTTGTAATTTTTTCTCGTATATACGCATAAACGTAGAACATAAATTAATATGATCCTTGTAAAAACCGTTGATGAGTGCAATATTCTTTTAATTGGAATGTTCTACTGTGAAGTTCTTTTATGATAGCCTCGCAAATAAATATTGCTTCTTCATAGTACGCTTTTTTTTCTAACAACTTAATAAGAAAATCGTCTGCTTCTAAGTATGTATCTATATTACTTTTGGTTCCGATTCTTAATTCAAATTGATCCCAACCATATTCATCCAGAGTTTCTTTATCTAGATTTCCTAGGTAATATTCTTTACGAATTTTCTTCATCCTTGCATGATCGAATTTCGCTTTTTGTGCCGCTAGTCTATGTTGAGATAAAATTTCAACATATTTTGCGTGTAGTATTGGTATATTAATTAATTCTTGGTGAGGTTTTGATTCGTCAATTTGACTATCTATTTTCCACAATTCTATAATTTTTTCAAGTTTTATCATATTTAAATCTCAAAAGTTCATTTTAAATTTATATAGGTATTTTTATATTCGTGTTATATCGTATCTTTTAAATTTAAATATTGCTGTTGCAGTAATAGTTTGTTCCGACCCAATCCTAATATCAAATGGAATACCTGACACTTGAATTGGAAATAAATCTATAAAATGAAATTTCGTTTTTGGTGTGTTATTTGCCGCCAACGTAATTAATTCAGCATCAGAATATTGTGGATATTGAGATTTTTCGGAAAATCTTGTTTGTAACTTTAAATTTTGCCTTTCGTCAAACGATTCAGGGAAAGCTATACCTCTCATCCAATCATGAATTTGTGTCCATGATTCTAACTCCTCATCAACCAAAAATTCAATATTTAAAGTCTCGTATACTAATTTATCGCCAGGAATGTTTAAATCTGAAAAAGGTGTTGCTTGTATAGAATTTTGTGTTGAAATTCCAGGAATATTAGCTGTTTGACAGAAAAATTGTGTTGATGTTATTCTTGGTAGAGAAAATATAAATTTAGCTGATTGTAATAAATCTGTATTACAGACAGAAACATCTTTAGCAGACATTAATTTTTCCTTGTTAGCAATTATAATTAATAACTATTTATAAAATTCTAAATAATTTAAAAAATTGCTTTACAAAAAACGATATTTATAGTAAACTATAACTGTATAGAACAATGGAGTAAACACAAATGGTACAAGTAGTTGTATTGAAAGAAAATGAAGTAAAACCTAGACCTGATTTAGTAGGTAAATGGTTAGATCACACACATTACCACACGTTAATTGAAGATGATATAGATATTTACCTTCCACCGGACTGCGCAGACTTTACAGCTGACGAAAATTGTGATAATAATTTAAATTGTAGCGGTTGTTTAAAGGGGTTGTCTGAAAAAAATATCGTCTTTAAATTTAGAAAAAATTTCTTTACCCAAGAAGAAGCAGATGCAGCTTATGCTGGGTTAAGAGATGCGGCAGTAGAAACTCAAAATCGTGGTGTAGCTGGTGGACCAAGAACTGATAAATGTGGTGGTAGAGATTGGGTTACTGACGAACAATTTGATTTGTTGGAATTTTTTGCATATAAAAATACAACCTCTATTTTTGGTGAATATAATCCAAAATCTGAAGTTAATGCAATTAAAGCAAAATACAAATCATTAAAATCTGATGATAGTCGTGGTGTTGTTTGGTTGGTGGAACAAATTAAAGCAGAGAATTTTGTATTTAATGATTTTATTGATTTATTATGCGAATTGTCTATTGAAGAAGCAAAAAGAAAAGCATTACACGTTTTAGATAAAATGATAAGTAAAACAACATACGCTAATGTTGTTAATTCTGGTATTGCTGGTTGGTATGATAGATATCCTAGAATACCATATGGTAGACCAACAACTTATACTAGAGATAATGCAGAAAAATTTGCTAAGGCGTATCCATTTTTGCAATCTTTATCTAAAGGGTTTCAAGATTTGTTACCTTGGAGGTATGGAAATCAAAAACGTGCTGCAGAATCAATCGATAGTCGTTTTGTTGTACCTGGAACTCCATTTACAACAATTACAGTAAATAAAAATTTCCGTACAGCTGCCCATTATGATCCTGCTAATATGGAAGACGGTTTTGCTAATCTTTGTGTTATGTCAAATAATGACGCATTTAACGGATGTTATTTGGTATTTCCTGAAATTGGTTATGCAGTAAATGTTAGACCTAGAGATCTATTATTAGTAAATAATCAAGCTGGATTACATGGAAATACTGAATTAGAATTAAAAGACCCTAATGCTGAGAGAATTAGTATGATTGCCTTTTTTCATGAAGGTATGTTAACATTAGGTTCGTACGATTACGAAAATACTCGCAAAGAATTTATTGATAGTAGAAGATTAAATCCTGATCATCCAGAACAAAGATATCGTTGGAATGGTATTAGTCCAGGAGTATGGGAATCAGATGAATGGATCGATTATCTATTAAATCAACCGTATGGTAAAGAGTGGTTAGAAAAATATCATCCAGATTTATTTGATCGTAGATATGGTTTTAGTTTACAAGATTTTTTCTAAGGAATTTTAAATGAAAATATTTGTAGTTATGCATGTATTTAATAATTTTGGCGGTATTATTAATCACAATGAACAATTATGTGCAGGATTAAAAGAACTTGGTCACGATGTAACCTTTGCTTTTATTAAACCAACAAAAACTCAACAAAAAGGCGAAATTGATTATGCGTTAAGAGAAGGATACGAAATTGGCGTTGGAACTGGATATCCAGTACATCAAAGTAAAGGTTGGATTTGTCCTTATTATGCGTTAAAAAATACTGATGATATTTCTAGATTTGTTACTGATGCAAATAAACACGATTTGGTTATCTGGCAATCTATTTTTGGGTTTAAAAATGCGGAAACAGAAAAATTTTTAGATTGGACGCCAATGGTTGAAGATGTAACAGCAAAACAAATTGTTGTTATTCATGATGGTAATTTAATTAAAAATTATTCTTGGATTTATAAATTTCAGGATAAATTCTCTGGTCTCGCATGTGTACATCCATCTGCGGTTAAATCTGCAGAATTTATGGAAATACCCAGAAATCTTATTTTAAATCCTCAAGATTTATCTAAAACGAAAGAACCAACAGTTGAGGGAAGACAAAACCGAATTTTATCTCTGCAAACATTTAAAAGATGGAAAAGAGTTGATAATTTAGTTGCAGCTGTTCCATATATTAATGGTGAGGTTATTGTTGCTGGTGATGGTATTGAGCGAAATTACATGACCTCAGTTGATAAATGTAAACCTGAATATTACTGTACGAAACAATTCGATCCAAACGCGGATGATAAGAGATTAGGCAAACCGATTTGGCAAAATGCTTTGAGTTCGGGTAAATATTCGTATATTGGATTTATTACTGAAGAAAAACGAGACGAAATTTTAGATTCTTGTAAATTTTTATTAGATCCAAGTTGGTCGTTAAATTATGGGGAACATTTTAATAGAGTTCTTGTTGATGCAATGATCAATGGTGTTGTACCTATTGCTAGAAATTTCGGTGTTTCTGACAACGAAAAAGGTATTGGTGAAGTATTTAAACCAAATGAAAATTATTTAATGATTCCTCATGACGCTACACCTAAAGAATTTGGTGATTTAGTTAATTCTTTTTTTAATATTAGTGATGAAAAATATATTGAAATTGTTTTAAATAACCAACAAAAACTTAAATCGTTTGATAGAATGCGAATTGCTGAACAATTTATAAATTTAGCTTTTGGTGCGGATGGCACTGGTGAATATGCTACGCCATTAATTGGTAGAAGTAATCCAGAAATCAAAAAAATTGCTGATAAAATGTGGAAGGAACATTTTGAAACTGAAGAAGTGTTTAGTCTTGATAGTTTTTTCTGAGTAAAAGAAAAGGGAGCCGAAGCTCCCTTTTTGTTTCGTCCTTGAAACCAACTATTACATTAAATTTTTAACAGTAAAAATTCTGTAGTAGTTGTTTGAACGAGATTTAATATCACCTAAACCTTGTGTCAAACCTTCAGCAAATGGATTAGCAACTAAACCGTAACGAGTTTTGAAGCCAATTTTTGGTTGGAAAGTATCAGGATCAACCGCACGAACCATTTGTAGAGGAACGTATGGGCAGTAGAAAATACCTGAATCATAAGGACTTGTACCTTTATAACCAACAGTTACTAATTCTACATTTTGAGCTGAACCACCAAAATATGGATCAATGTAAACTTTAATACGACCATGCAACAAACCAGCATAAGTATTACCAGTATCATCAACAGTTAAATCAGAAGACAAAGCAGGAGTATATTGTAATACACCAGCCATAGCTAAAGCTGAAGCAACGTCTGAAGAAACGATCATAATGTTACCTTTACCACGACGAGTTGTTTTAGCGATTTGATTCGCTTCACGTTCGATATGATAAATTAAACCTTTAAATCTTTCAACTGACCAACGACCGTTAGAATCTGTATCCAAATCAAATACGCCTGGAGTAACAGTACCAAATTGAGCGCCTGCTTTAGCAACAACGTAGATTGTACGGATAACTTCACGATTAATTTCAGCTAAGATTTCTGTAGAAAGAACGTTTGATAATTCTGTTTCAGCGTCTAACCCGTGGATAGCTTTTAAATCTTGTGCCATTTCTAAGCTATATTCAGCTTTTAATGCACGAGTTTTAGCGGCAACGGTTACTTTCTCGATTGTGATTGACATTTGTGGGAAAGGATTTAAAACCTCGCCTGCAGCAGTTGTCATACCTCTACCAGAATCGAAAGAAGTATTAGCTAATGGACCAGTAGAACTAACAACTGAATTTGCAGTACCAGTTGCAACTGAACCACCGTCGCCAACGATACCAGAGAAAATTGTGTTAGCTTCATTGTAGAATGCTTCTGCGCCAGATTGATCGCCGTAACGTGAACGTAAAGCAAAAATCAACCCTGTAGGACCAGTCATTGGTTGGACGCCAGCAACATCATAAGCAATTAAGTTAGGAAGAGCACGACGTACTAAACTGATTAAGATAGGATCAAAATTTGAAATGCCAGCAGCCAAGTTACCTGGAGTGCTTTCATTTAAAGTTTGACGATCTGAGTCCATTGCAGATTGTTGGTTTTCTAATACGATAGCTGTTACTGCTTTTTTGTATGGATCAGAAATTTTTGATAATTCTGGATGATCCAATACTGGACTCCATTTTGATTGTAATTCTTCATTTAATAATGCCATTTAAATTGACTCCTTTATATTCTTTAAATTATTATTTATTATTTTAAAATTGTTTGTGAGATTCTCGATGCATAAGCGGCAATCAAAGGATCTACAACAGGCGTTTTTACATCTTCGGTTAATTCAACAATGTCATTCAAAGATTCGATCGAAGCAGGTTTTACTGTAGCAACTGAAAAATAAGATTCTTTAATTGCTTCAATTTGACCAACAAAATCTTCTTCGCTTACAAATTCTACGCTCTCTGCAATAGTTTTAATTTTTTCAGCTTGAGATAATGTCAAACCTTCACAAACTGAGTGAAGAGCTTCAATTTTTTTTTGTTCTGACAATTTTTGTTTCAAATCAATGTTTTTTGACATTTCTTCATTGACTTGTTTTTCTAATGCTTCTACTTTAGAAGCCAATTCTTCTACTACATCAAATTTTTCTTCAGGAATATCGATATAGTGTTCTTCGAACACAGTTTTTAACGAATTAATAAAACCTTCAGCAATTTCAGTTCTTAAACCTGATTCTACTGCTAATGTATTTTCTTCCATCCAAGATTCAGCAACGTAATCTAAATATTCATCAACTTTAGAAGCAAAATCTTCTTTCATTTCTTCATAAGCTTCTTCGAATTGAGCAACATATTGAGCTTCTAATTCTTCAGCTAATTCAGAAACTTTAGATTTTACAGCTGCTTCAAAAATTGCTGTTGCTTTACGTTTGAATTCTTCAGAAAGGTTTTCGCCAGCCATTAATGCTGCAATATCTTCATTAACTTCATCGCCTTCAATTTCGCCATCACCTTCGTTAACACCTTTTTTAGGAAGTTGATTAACTTTTGTGTTAGCTTTAGAAACAGTTTCTGCTGGTTGAGGAGCTAAAGATTTCATAGGTTCTTGGCCGACTGGTGGAGTTTGACCAGGAGATGTTGCTGATGGTGCATTTATATCATATTTTTCAATACCAGCATTACCGATTTTTTGTTCATCTTTATTTGCGGTATCATTTAATTTTTGACCTAAACCAAATGAATCTTGTTGAGAATCTTTACTTTTTTTATTTGCATTTAGAATTTCTAAAGCAGCTTCTGAAAGATTTAAATTTGTATCTTGTGACATTAAATATCTCCTTAATATTATTATTTAATAATTATTTATTAAAATTTTATTTTTAGTTAAAGTTTTGATAAAAAGTTTTCGAATATTTTTAAAGCAACAGGTTCAACATCCTCAGCTTTAAGTTTTTTTAGTGTTGTTCTAGATTCCTCTAGGTATTGTTCAACCCAACCTTTACCTTCAATATACATCCATTCTTTACCTTCCATTAACCCTTCAACATAACAATCTTTTCCTGATGGATCTAACACAATATCAACTGTAACTAAACGAAAATCTGGTTGGACATATTTAATGCCATTTGATTCTTTAATCGAACCCATGCCACGAGTAGAAACTCCAAAATTTACACCAGCATCAATAAATGATTTTACGATATTGCCATTTGGTGTATCTAAAATGGTAGCTTCACCGAAACAACGATGATCATCAAAATCTAATTTTGTTATAAGGTGAGACACTTTATCAGGATTGATTTGGGGTCCTTCTGGGTGCGATAATTCGCCTAAAGCTCTACGAGTATCAATGTAATCTCTTTTATATCTAGCAACTTCAGGAAGCATATGTTCTTTTACATAAATTCTTCCATTTCTATTTTGTTCGTTGCAATGAATGAAATAACCTTTAATTGAATGTTGTTTTTTACCACCAACTTCTTCTACAAGAACATCTGTCTCGGTGAATTCGTTTAACACTTTCATTATTCTGTTAACTCCTGTTGTTGATCAGATTCCATTATATCTGATGTTATTTGTACAGCTTGTTCTAGGATTTCTAAAAAATTTTTATCTGATGTATTTATTTGGTCAATTAATCCTACATTAGACTCAAGAAAGTTTAAAATAACATCAGCGCATTCTTTATTTATATGTAACTCGCTTAAATCGTCAAATAATATGGTTTGAACATTATCGGTTTCTGATATTTGAGATAATGTGTCCATTATTGATTCTGTGGTATTAGAAAATTGCGATCCATCTAATGGAACTGTAATATACTGATTTAAATGGTCAGAGTGATACAGAGCAACTTGTTGTCCATTAGGAAATCTTTGTATGAAGGCTCGTTTTAAAATTAAAACTTGTGGTAAATCTTGTTTTTTCTTAGCCATAGTATGGGTTATTTCCTTGTTGGTCTACTTCTTGTTTTGTTGAGCTTTTTGAGGATTTTTGTTTTGAGTTATCATTTGGGTTCGGTTGATCTCCAGATTGGTCTTGAGTGTCTTCAGGATTTCCTCCAGGAATCGTTTCCCCGCCAAGACCCATAGTAGGGTCATTTGCTAATTTTGGGTCTGGATACATTCCATCTTTAATTTCTTGATCCATTTGTTTTTGCATTCTTTTAATTAGATCATCATCTTGTTGTAAAATATTTTGTTTGATCCATTCTACAGAGTAGTATACACCTTTAAATTGGTCGATTGTAGCTAATAAATTTAATCTATTAGTTAATAATTCTGCTTCTTTTAATTCTGCGTAGTTATTATCTTTTTTAAAATCGTAATATATATCTTGTTTATATTCTTCAAAATCTTCTTCAGTGCAAATACCTTTTAATAAACATTGTGTTTTTAATGCTTGATCGAATAAATCTGTAAATTTATTTCTTAATCTATTGACGAATTTATCAAATTTTATTTCGTCTCTAGAAATAACTTGATTCGTACCAACATCAAAAGGTGTTTCTGGTTGTTCTAATCTAGAAAATGGAACATTAAGAGCTTTATATAATTTTTTCTCGAAATATTGCACCATTGACATATCATCAAAAGCAGAAGATGATGGTAATGTTGTAATTTCTGTAGATTTGTTGTCCGAACGACGGGGAAGCCAAAAATCTTCCATCATAGAAAGATATTTTCTATCATCTCTTACTTCGCCTGTATTAGCATCGTAAACAACTTTATTTTTATATTTTGTCATAATATCTTTAAGATATTGCTCTGCCTTCATTTTAGGTAGATTTCCAACGTCAATATAAAATATTCTTCGCTCAGGTGCTCTTGAAACTTTGTAAATTACTGTAGCATCCTCAATCATTCTTAATTGATTAAGAGGTTTTATTGCTTTATGTAAATAACTTAGTACAATTGATCTTTTAGCATCTAATAATCCTGAAGTGATGCTAATAATAGAATCTGGGGTAATTCGTAATCCAGAATTACTTAAATTGGATTTTGTTGATATAACTTCAGAATAAATATAATATTCAACATATCCTTGTACAATATCATATCCTGTTGTTTTATCTTTTACTTTCCTAATTTCTCTAATTTTAGAAAGTTTTCTTGGATCAGTGTATCTTAATTCTTGAATACCTGCTCCAGGATTTTCTTTATCAAGAATTACATTATAAAATAATCTACCATCAACATAATATCTTCTAAAAATATCTTGCCCTAAATTTTTAAAATTCAATAATGTTAAAATATTGTTGAATTCTTCTTCTATTGCAGATTTTACTTTTGGCGGAGCTTTTACATTATCTAAAACAATATCAACGAAGCTACCATCTTGTTGGATAATAGCTTCGTTGATGATGTCATCCACTGCACTTTCTATTTCGGGTTGCATTGCCATTTCTCGATATCGAGTAATTAACTCTACATCGTTTTTATAATTTGAATCTAAATCTATACTTGTTCCATAATGTGCAGCAGCAGTTATGGTTACTGCGCCATCATCGAGAACAGGTGGAGAAAAAGAAGGTAGCACTTCCTGTGCTGGTGTATCTTTCCCTAATTTAAATCCGAATAAACTCCAACGATTTTTCATTTATTGCCCTTTATTATATAAGTAATTCCATTCATTAAATTTAGTATTTCGCAATTTATTTTTTAAAATATCATAAGACATATGAACGCCCATATTATCTTTTATATACTGTATGGCATCTTTCATAGAATTAAAAATACCATATGGCGTTTGTATTGTTTTACAATTATTTTTAATTTTTCTTGTGTTTGATTTAACTGTATATTTTTTATTTATATAAAACCAATCACTTTTATTCGGATTATTTAATTTTGAAAAAATTTTACTATAAGTTATATTTATATTTTGTTCGTTAAAATAAAATTCTGCTTCTTTTATCGAATCAAAAACGCCATATGGCGTAGAAAGTTTTTGAGCTGCGTTGTTATTTTTTCCTGTTTGATTAACGTGTGACCTAGATCCTTTCATATTTTCTTTATGTCTTTGTGTTTTTAATATTCTTGTAAAACGTTCTTTACTAATTAAAGATTGTTTTAATTTTCTTTCCTTAGACCAAAAATCGGAAGCATTTAATACCCCATCACCACCGATAGTCATATTATAACCCATACTATTTTCTGAATTTACGAAAGTATTATATTCAATAATAAAATCATTTTCCATAATGTTTTTTGTGTATAATTTATCTTTTGATTGATAAATTATACTAATTGTAAAATTATCCCACCCATATTTTCTTAATGATTTATAAAACACTGAATTATATGATTTACATTTTAAATTTAAATGGCAAGTTTTATGGTCTTTTATTCTTTTTGGGTATTTAGAATCAAATCCGATATAAGATTTCCCATTTATTTTATTTGTACATTTATATATTGTGTATATACTCATTTTATGGGCGGGGTAAATTACCTTTTTAATTATATTAATGTTGCGTCATTTGTCCAATATTGATAAGACAAAGTGACACCAAATTCTTCAATTGTATCGTTTTGGTTCCATGCAACATTGATTGGATCAACTTGTGTTGGAAATAAACCATAAAAATAATAAGTTTTAATTGGTGCACCAATTTTTGAATATTGTGTAACAGATGCATCAACAGCATAACCTAAAGAATTAATTGCAACTGGGTTACGAATATTAAAATTGTGACTATTAATTGTATTCGACCAAGCTTCAAACGCATCTCTTATTGCGAAATCTTCGTCGTTTACGATATTAATAGACCAATCAGGAAAAATACGATCACCAGGAAACTTAACTTCACGACCAAAATAACTTTGTCTCGCAACGCCAACAATAGATGGTGGCAATTGAGTTGAATTAGCCATAAAGGTCAATTTTCTTGATGCTACTTGTCTACCTAAAAGTTGAGGGAAATTTAATGTTACCGAGAATAAATTAGGTCTCGCTCCATCAGCTACCATCTGAGCTCTAAATTCATTTACATTGAACGCCATGTTCGATTACTCCTTGTTTTTAAATATTTTTAATTATTTATATTTTTAGAAAAGGGGTAATTAATACCCCTTTAAAAACTATAAAATAATATTAGAATTTACCAGCAATCTCAACGAATTCAACGCCAGAACGAACAGCAACAAAATTCAATTGAATAAAGTTAATAGATTTAGCTGGTTTGATATAAATATCGCCAACGAATCTATTGGAATCAACTACTTCTCCTGTATTGTTTGATGCATCACAAACTACAGAGTAATCATAAATACCTCTACGACCTTTTACATCTCTTAAAAATGGTTCGACTAGAGATACAAATTGAGATCTTGTGAATTCGTCATTAAATTCGAATAACGAGTATTTAGCAGCAGTTGAAATTGCTTTTTCAAGAGTGATGAATAACCTACGGACATTAATACGATCAAAAGCACTTGGTTTCGCTTGTAATGTTTTATCTCCGTAAAGAACAATACCTTCTCCTGGAAAAGCTACTACAGGATTAATACCGTTTTTATATAATTCGTTTCGTTGAGTTTTTGATGGATTCCAAGATAATTTAATTGCATTTAAAATTTGTCCGCGATTAAAACCTGCTGGAGAGAACCATGGATCACGAATTGAATCGGTTCTTGCGCATAAACCTGCTATATCTCCGTTTAATGGTACATAACGATACTTATTATTGTATTTGTCGAATTGATATTTCCATGCTGAATCCATTACACCATACGAAGAACCAGCTGATAATAAATTATTTCTGTACTCGATGATTTTATCCATATTAATGCTATCAACTGCATCAGCTTTTAATGGAGAAATAAACGCAACACAATCTTTTCTCTGATTTGCAATACTCAATACACTTGTAGCAACAGTTTGTGTTGCTGGTCCAGAAATCAATAAAGAAATATCAACTTCTTCAGAATTAGAATACTTACCAAACGCAGTAACTAATTCTGCATCTCCTGGAGATGCATCAACACCGCCAGCTAATTTCACTGTGTAATTTGCAACTTGGTCAAAATTTGGTCCGTGATCTGCATCTTGACCCCAATCTGTTGCTCCTGATAGTGTATCTATAGCATAAATATATTTAGATTGGTTGAATATTTTTGTCGCATAAAAATTAGGCGAACCATCATCTGTTTTTGCGTTACCAGCTTTAGAAACATTTGAATATTTTTCTAAGATACCGTCTTTTATTCCAGAAAATTTAGCATCACTATCAATAACAATGACATGTAATTCGTCATTTGTTGAAGATGTTGTTTCTCCAAATTGAGATGTTCCTGGAGCAGAATCAAAATATGCTGCATATTTCCATTTTAATGTAGCTGCTGGTGCAGAGGCACCATTTGCAGTTGATCCAATGTATGGTGTAGTTAAAACTATTGTTGTATTTGATGCGTTTACGGTAGATGTAGAAATTGTATATGTATTAGATCCAATTAAAATTGTATCTCCAGTTGTAAATTTCGCATTTGCTGCTGATACTGTAGACGGTAACACTGCAACATTGGAAGAAGATGTTACATTTGCTGTTGTTGTGTACGAGAACGAATTAGTTGCAGAACAAACAGAAATTGTTAATGAATTACCTAATGTTCCAGGATAACGAGCAGCAAATGGTCCAACGTCTGTTTTTGCGCCAAATGTGTAAGTAGTTTCAGCAATATCTTCGTTTGTAATTAATTCTCCTTGTGTATCAGCAGACGCATTTTTTGCTGATGAGCCGATTGCGCGAACAATTTTTAAATTATTACTGTATGATAGAAAATTAGCAGCTGTAAAAAATGATGTAAAACTATTTGATGTAGGTTTACCAAATGTAGATGCTAGTAAATTTTCAGAATCAATTGTTGTTATAGTGCTAGCTGGTCCCCAGCTAAATTCTCCAGCAAACGCTCCAATAGATGTTGCTACTGCAGGAACAACATTCGTTAAATCAATTTCAGATACATTTACACCTGGTGATAATTGAAATGCCATAAAATACTCCTTGTTTAATAAAAATGAAAGTCAGTTTTCATAATTATTATTTATAAATTTGAAATTTTAATAATAGAATGAAGTTGATTCAACTATTTCCCATAAATCTCCATCTTCTAGAGTAAATTTATCCATTAAAGGGTTGCTAAATTGTGGCATAGGCGGAATATCATATTCTTCTTCTTTTGCATAATTATTTTCTATTTGTAATCTTTTTCTTATATCAGTAGAAGATAATTCGATAAACAATTTTTGAGTTGTTAACCAAGAAAAAATGACTAAAGTCATTGCTAAATCATCATTTGCTCCTTCTTCAGCTGCAAATGAATTATTTGTGGCAATAAATCTAGTTAATTCATAAATTGTGTCACCAGAATTGAGTTGTAATTTGTCTGTTTCAATTAAAGTTTTTAATGTGGTGCAACCAACACGTTTCACTAATGGACTCATATTTACGCCATTTTGTGTTGCTTTACCGCTTTCGCTTATTTGTTGAGCTTTTTTGTTTCCTGCATATACTTTTAATACGTTTTCGTATTCTAAATCTTGGTATAATGTGTCTGCAACTGTTGGGTTGTTATTGATTTCGATTAATACGTGGGCATTATTATAATATTCAGCGCATAATTTAATAATATCAGGAAATAACATTGGATGTAGTTGATTATTCCGATATGTTGCTGCTTGTTTGTATGGAATTGTGGAAACATCAAAAATAGAAAACGCTGCATAATCTAAATTTTTTCCTTCAGATACATCAACAGTCATTACATAAATGTGATCTTTATCTATTTGTTTTTTTGTTTCCTCATCCCATGACTCTTTTATCGGTGGGATAAATATATCCATTTCGTTGGGAATAGTCATTCCATTAAAAATTACATCATCTGTATCTAAAGGGTCTATGGCAACAAGAGTTTGTAATTTTGATCCATCAATAAGGGTATTGGTTGAACCGAGAAATTCACATCCAAATTCTTGATTAAATTGTCGTTGCGAAGTATTACGAATGGTTTTTTCTTTCCATTCTTCATCACGACCTGGAACTCTAGACCAATGAATGTCAACTGCAAAATAATCACTTTTTTTGTTAATAGCATCCATCCACATTTTGTAGTATAAATTCATACCACGAGGAGTAGAAACAATAATAATTTTTGTTGTTTTACCTGATGAAATTACAGGATACGTTGATGTAAAAAATTCTTCAGCTAAATTGTTATGTACGTGAGCAAACTCGTCCATAAATACCAAATTAAATGAACCTCCACGAACAGAACTTGCTGCAGTAGAAGCTGCTAATAATTTTGAGCCATTTTCTAATTCTACTGATCCTTTATTCCAGATAATAACGCCTTGTTGTAGCCACATAGGTAAATTTTCATATGCCAATTGATATCTAGATAGAATATCAACAGCTAAAGATTTTTTATTAGCTGTTATAGCAATACTATATCGTTCAGTAAATAACGATAACCACAATAAATACCCAACAGATGTTGTTGTTTTACCGGACTGACGTCCAATCCTAACGATTGAGAATCTATTTTCATGAAATGCGCGAACCATTTCTTCTTGATAGTCGTGCATATCAAACAATACAAGACCTTCATCAAGATTAATAATTTTTACATAATTTCTAATAAAATAAATAGGATCAATAATACATTTTTTAATTTCGTCTCGTTGCCATTGTTCGTATTCCCAATTTTCAATACCATTTCTTCTTAAATTAGGATTATCTCTATAATATAATTTCCCTTCTTCAAAATCTAACATTATTGATTTATTTCATCCTTTATAGATTTTATGAAATCTTTACCTGACCCAACAAAAACAGCATTTTTAATATTCTGGGTTAAATTTTCTTTTTTACCTGTAATATCTCGCATTTTCTTTTGAATATCTAACAATTCTTTATTAGCATCAACCATAGTTTTAATCATATTGCCTGCAACTTCGAAGTCTCGAGCTTTCTCGCTCTGTCTGGCGATGGCAAGCATATCATCAATAGCTTCTGTTCCCTTTGCAATTAACGAGTCTATACTTTCTCTGGTGCGCTCGTAGTCAGATTTTAAATCTACATCTAATAAAGTAGACAATTCATGAGAGGAAATTTCTGCAGGTAAAAATTCCGCAAACTTAGTTTCTTCTTCAATCACCGATGGTGGGACATTAAATAAATTTTCCATCGTTTTATTAAATTTACTCATAATTTATTCTGTGTAGTCGTTTATTTGTATATTATAATCAAATATTGTTACTGGGTAAGTATTCGGTGTTGGTGTTATTGTAGTACAATATGCACGACCTGAATTTGGTAATTGTTTAACAATATATTCTGCTGTTTTAGATACATTAAATAGTTTTGTGTTAGATTTTATTGTGCCACCTTTAATATTTAATTTTAATACTCTAGTGTTCGGATTCCACGATTTTACTGTGGCAGTCGCTGTTGCTCTGTTGTAGGAAACTCCTTGGAATACCGCTTCATTTTCAAAAAATGTTCCAGTTCCATTTGCAGCTAATGTGTATTCTTGTCCTGAATTTGGAATGGAAATATTTGTTTCTGCTTGGAGAATTGGTTTATAATATTTTGGTGGTTGGTAAATAAAACTTCTTGCAGTAAAAGTTAATGTTCTGAATACAGATCTAACTGGTTCATCAAACGATCCACTTGACTCATTTTCTAACGAATCTCCAGTAAATGTTATGGGAATATTTTTTACGACACTTAATTCTGGAACCAAATTAATTTTTATATTGTAATCTGGATAAAAAAATGGTAAAATATATTCCATTATTTGGTTTGCGTCTTCAATATTTCTTGTGTATAACACAAGTTCAAAATTAAAATTATATGGTACTGGAGAATTTGTATATGCGCTACCATTAGATCCACAAGCAATAATTTTATTTGCTTGATTAGTTCGTCTTGATGGATCGTAAACTACGTCTAATAACCCATATTCAATTCTAGGTAAAGTTATTTGTACTTTTTCATGAGGAATATCTAACCTTTTTACATATTTTTCTTTGTCCCCGTAAATAATAGGAACTTTTATACGTTCTAATTCCACACCATTTTCATCATATTTTATAAATGGTATATCTTTAAATAAACTAGCGAACGCAACTGTTGTTTTTCTTATTGCTTGTAATCTATTATTTAATGGCGGTAAATCTGTTGATGGATACATGTGTTTCCTTAATAATAAGATAGACTTCCAAATGGATTATCAGATTTATCTGTAATTTGTATAACCTCATCTAATATAGGTAAATTGTCGAATTGAGTAGAATGTAATCTATTATCAACTACAGATAATGTATAAGAAGAATTACTTAATTCTCCATTAATATTCAAAATCGATGTATTTGAGAATATTCCTGATACATTTATAACTGTTAGTATTGTATTGGCAGAATCCCATCCTACAACTTCGGCAGCAGCAATATGGCTATTTGGTGTCCCTTGATACACCAATTCGCCGATAATGTAATTTCCAGATCCATCTTGAATGTCCAATGTAGTTTTTATTGATTCAATAACTTCTATTTGATCAATTTCATCAATACCTGTATCTAAACTTTCGTCATTATACTTAAATGGTTCGAGAGATAATTCATAATAAAATGGTCTAATTCTACCAAGTGTGTATAAATCTTTTGATGTATTTACAAATTTTATTTCAAACAATTCTCCTGTATCTTTCATAAAAGGGATAAAAATTAAATCGCCTTCTTTTGGTCTATCAAATTGTTTTTTTGTTTGTTTCATAAATTCACGAAATGTGAATTGTATTTTTATTTGATTTCTGACTTCTAACCCAAATTTAGAAAAAAAATCTTGCTCGTCACCATAATCCATTGTATTTACTAGATATGTATCTAATTTATATGCATCATCAAAATGTTTTAGGGGGTCATCACCGTAAATGAGATCCCTTGCCGCAACATTAGTATTTGGAATATAATAACCAGAAAATCCTTGTATTCCAATAGCTTCATTATAGAGATCTTCTACTAAATTTATCTCTATAGCAGGTTTCCCGTAATTTTGAAAATACTTGCTTGGCATAAAATTAACCCATCATAAATTGAACAGGCAATTCGTATCTATCTTGCATCTCAGCTTCTAATTTTTGTATTTCTGCATCAGCTTCGTCAAATGTTTCTTTTCCATTCAAAGTCAATCCTCCAGGAAGTTGAATTCCTCCAAATTTTTTCATATTTTCTCCCCATTGACGTTTAAATAAAGATGTTGTATACTGCTTCAACCAACGATCATTATACACATTTTCATATGTTTCAGGATCAATTACTTTATACCCTTCAGCAACAACAGTCATCCCAACTGGAGCTTGAATAGATCCCCACGCCCAATCTGGATACAATTTATGTGTGTGCCTTTGAAATCTTATTGGAATTTCCCCTGTAAACATTAATTCTAAATTCCTCAAATGGGTCATTGTTATATTAAAATTTGAGTATGACGTTGATGTGAAATCATACAATTCGTGTAAACGTAATTGATATCTCAAATCAAACATATTATTTTTTGTTATTGTATCATTGAGCGGGAAAATTCTTGTTATACCTAAAATTCCTGCGTCAATTTTAAAGTATTTTTGGTCAACATCTTCTTGAGTTATAACATGTTGCCAATAAAATAATTCTGTTGCGTCGTAATGGTAATCTTGATAATATTGTAACGCATCATCAATTCTATCCTCTAGTTGGTCTTCATCAACATTGATTGTTATTACTGGAGCACCTAATCTTCTCAAACAATAATCCTTTAATTCGTCCCTTGATGTTACGTCAGCCATTATTAATCCTTATTTTTTAGTTGGTCTATTTCTTGTTTTAATTCTTTTATTGCTTCAATTAAATACCCAATAATACCATTATAATTTACACTCTGTAAACCATTTTCATCTGAGTCTACAAGATGAGGTAAAATTAATCCTAAATCTTGAGCAATAATACCTGATGATTTTTTAGTAGTGTCTTTCCAAGAAAATTCAACACCTTGTAAATTTAAAATTGTTTCTAAACTATTGTTAATTTGTGTAATATTATATTTTTGTGATTTATCTGATAAAGAATTAAATATTACTGAATTTAGTGTTCCAGTACTAGGATTAAAATATAATTTAGAATTAGAAATATATGCTGTTGTCCACGAACCAGAAATACCTGAAGACATACCCAAATAATATGATGCATTAGTGGATGTATCATTATTTAAAGTTGCACCTGACGAATACGAACCCCAAGTTCCATCACCTAATAAAACTGTACTTGAGTTGGCAAATCCAGTTCCAAGTCTTGCAGTTGGAATTATACCTGTTGATATATTATATGCATTAGAACAATAATTTATTACATACGAATTTGCATTAGCAATATTAGAGTTTAAAGTTGTTGTATTTGAGCCAACTACTGTATTGGTATAAGTTTTTAAACTGATGTTATTAGCATCTACAACTGTATTGGTATAAGTTTTTAAAATTGTAT